TGTAAGGCAAAGAGATATGCCAAGAGAAGACCTTACATTCTTGTCTTCAATATTAAGAGGTGTTCCAGTTCAACCGTCTACAGAGACAACCAAGCTACAAAACAGAGACCCTTTCCAAGACTTGTTAGGAACAGGTATAGCTGGTCTTGGTTTATATAAAGGGATAACAGGATAATGATGAATCTATTACAAGTTCAAGATGACTTAAAAAATTTCTCTCAAGATCAACTTGTAAAAGAAATGCAACAACCTAGTGGAACTACACCACAGTTTCTTGTTTTATCTGAACTAAACAGAAGAAAAAGAGTTAAGGGTGACTTAGAAGCTAGACAAGCACAAAACCAACCTACAGTAGCAGAAGAAGCCGTTGCTGCAGCAGGTGTGCCTCAACAAGGCATGATGGGTATGCCTGAAGCAATGGCTCCTCAGAGTGCAGTGTCAGAAGGTGTAGGCACAAGTGCGCCTATGAAGATGGCTTCTGGTGGATTAATGCAGTTTGGTAATGAGATAAGAAACAGTATGGGTCAAGAGATAGATCCTTATCTAGATGGTGTGCAACAAGAAGCAGAGCAAAAGTTTAATATTGATTTAAATAATAATATGGGGAATATACAGACCGGAATTGTTCCTAGACCTACCATTCCTATGCCTGCGTTTCCTAGACCCGGATATAGAGGCCCTCCAACACAAATAGGTTTTGGTGGTAAAGGTATGGCTAGACCAGAACCAGCAGTGTTAAGGAATGGAAGAGATAAATATTTTACAAGCGCAAGAATAAATGAACCTTTTGGGACAGAGGCGAGAAGATTTGCAGAAGGTGGGGTTATAAGAGCGCAGGATGGATTGCCTGATGAAGAAAGTTATTTATCTAAATTTGGCTCATACATATCAGAGGCATTAAATCCAGATTTAGAAACTGTTATGGGAAGAATTGAAAAAAGAAATCCATTCGGGATGTTAGGAGCATTATCTAGTCCTGCAACTGATGCAACTTTAGATAATGAGAAAGAAAAAGAAGAAACAATAGACGCTGAAGGTATTGATCAAGGTTTAAATGATGCAATAATAAATCAAACAGAAAATAAAAATCAGCCAAAGTTAAATTTAACTTCTGGCGATGAAAATAAAACGTTATCAATAGAAGAAGAGCTTCTTAAAAGACAGGCTGGATTAGATAAGAGCAGAAACTTTGATAAATACATGGCACTTGCTCAAGCTGGTTTAGGCATACTTGCATCTGAGAAGCCAACATTAGCTGGTGCTATTGGTGAAGGTGGAATGCAGGGTCTAGATGCTTTTAATGCAGCTAATAAAAGATACGAAGAAGGTATTACCGACATCCTTAACGCGCGCAGCAAGATACAACAAGCTAGAATAGCCGCTGGAGCTAAAGGAAAATTAACTCGATCTGGTGCTATACAAGCTTTGAATAGCTTTAGCACTTCTATATCATCTAAAGAAAAATTAATTTCAGATATTATGAAAGATTCGTATAACTCTCCAAGCGAAGAACAGAAAAATGAAATAGCAGCGTTAAGAGAATCTATAAAAGATTTAGAATTTCAAAAAAGTCAATTATTTGGAGAGGCTAAGATAAGACCAAGGCCTTCAATTAATGTAGGAAAGTTACCGTCAACACAAAAGGCATCTTAAATGGGAATGTACTCTACGATTAGTCCTTTATCTGGGAAGCTATATGACTTTGAAATAGAAGGTGAAACACCTAATCAAGAAGAATTTGATAAGATTCAAAACTATATTTCTACTGATGGAAATTATAATCAAGAAGTCCCCGCTGCGCCCGAAGAAGATGAAGGCGGATTACTAACTTTTGGTAAGTCTACTGCTGGAGGATTTTTATCTAGTCTAGCTCAAATTCCCGGAGGTATATCTGCATTAGGAGAATATGTTGGTGGCTATGATATAGGCTCTACTGATTTTGGTAAAGCTGCTCAAAACTGGTCTAATGAAGCAGCGTTAGGCTTACAAGATACTTTTGATATGAATGAAAGTATATCAAGTAAATCAGGTCAAGCTGCTGGTTCATTGCTTTCTTTCTTTATTCCCGGAACATTTGTGGCTAAAGGAGCCTCTTTATTAGGCGCTGGAGCAAGAGTAGCTGGAGCATCTGCTTTAGGAACGATGGCAACGCAAGGTGCAGCTTTACAAACATCTGATCAATTAAATAGAATGGCTAATTTTATTGAGAATGGTGGTGAAATTGATGAACAAACTAAAAGAGATGCAGTTGGTTTAAGTGCACTGTTAGGAACAACCGAGGCATTGCCTTTTGCTCCTATGTTCAGAACACTTGGCACTACAATGAGAATACTCAAAAAGGTTCCTAAAGCCGATATAGATAAAGCATTAATGACGATAGGTGGTAAATTAAAAAGATCCTTTGGTGCTGGTATTGCAGAGGGGGCGCAAGAACTAGGTGCTGGAATTGTTCAAGATTTGATTGAGCAAGGTTTATATAATCCTGACCTTGAGGTAGGACAAAGTGCTTACGATGATGCTGTATACGGTGGTGGTGCAGGTGCTGCTTTAAACTTAATTGTAGATAGCGTTAGAGGTAGGCAGTTAAATAAGTTTTATAAAAAAGGAATGCAACTAGACGAAGACCTTAAAAACTTAAATAGAGAAGCTACACAACGTCAAAAGAATTATGAAAATTATGCCGAGTCTTTGAAGCCTACTTTGCTATTAGAAGGACCTAAGAAAGACATACCTGAAACACAAGAGCAACGTCTCCTTCAAGGGCCTAGTCAAAAGATAGAAAAGTCTATAGCACCAAGAGCTATAGAGGACTTAAGGACTAGAGGAGAGAAAAGTGCATCAGCAACTATGGCCGCCGCTAGAGAAACCACTCAGCCATTAAATAATATTTCATTGCAAAACTTACCTAAAGACGAGGCTTTAAGAATTGCACAACGTAGACAAATGCGTGGAGCTGATCCAAGCGCAGATGTATCTATTGATGAATTAGAAAATACTATAGGCGCTTCAGCTGCAAGACGAGAGACAGCAAAACAAAAACCAATATTAACTGAACAAGAAAAAGATATTTATTACTCTCCATCTGGTCAAGAAAACCAAATGACAGATCAAGAAGTGGATTCAAAAAACAAAGAAGCTTCAATAATAGTGGAAGACCTTGCTGTTAATGGCAAGTTAAATAAAAATACTTTAAGAAAAGCATTGAACGATAGTTTTGGTGGATCAATTAAAATAACTAATACAGATGTTGATACTTATTTAAAGTTATTGGAAGAAGATGGAGTTGTTTTAAAAGATAAAAAAGGTAGATATGTAAAGGCCGATCAACGAGCGTTAGACATTAAAGCCAAGTCAGAAGCTATTAAGCAAAGAGGTAAAGAAATACTGAACCTGCAGAATAAAGCTATGTCAGAAGAAGAGATAGATAATTTAGCTATAGAATACATGGCACTAAAAAATGAAGCCGATGCATTAGAGTCGGCCTCAGAGAAAGCTAAGACAGAAAAAACAGAGCAGGTAAAATCTGAAGACGTTATTCCTGACTACACATCTAAAAGAACATCAGATCAAGCCTCAAAATCTCCATATACAGATGCCTATAAGTTAAAATTAACTTCTGTGCTTAATAATTTAAAGCAACAATTAAATGATATGGGTCTTGGCGATATTAGATTAGAAGGCGAATCTATTATTTCTAACCAATATGGCAAAGAAGATGCTTCGTTAGAAGGTTATTTTGGCTCTACCCCTGAAGGAAAACGTATTATTGGACTGGCGATGGATTTGTATGATCCTAATCTTACAGAGGCTCAGTTAACAAAAAAACTTTCTGGCGTTATGAACCATGAGATTATACACGCTCTTAAAAACATGGGAGCGTTTACAGATGCAGAATATGACATCCTCGTTAAGGCGGCCATAAAGAGGAAGTATGTTGGATTAGAAAAAGGTAAGTTTGTTAAAAAAGAATATTCTTATATGGAAAGAGCAAGCGCACTTTATAAAGACCAAGGATTGACTGAAGAAGGAATACAAGAAGAAGCCGTAGCAGAAATGTTTCGTGACTACGCAGATGGTAAATTAAAAGTTGTTGCAAAGCCAAAAAGTATATTTGATAAGATAATCAGATTCTTAAAAGCAATATTTACTAGCAATTATGATGCTGGATTTACTGAGTCAAATCAAATATTTGCAAACATTCTTTCAACTAAAACAGAAGTTGAAATCAAAAGAAAACAATCTGTTCCAAAGTCTGCTAGAAGTTTAACAAAATACTCTACCGCTGGTATAGCTGCCGGGTACATAAGACCTGAGCTAGGTAACACAGAAAGAATAAAACAATCATTTAAAGATGTAACAACAAGAATAGATGCCCTAACTGAAGCCTCTGAAAAATTATATCAAGGCAAAATAAACTACGCACAATATGATAAGTTAGTTAATAATGTAAAGCCTATAGTTCCTTATGAAACTGTTCCTGCTCCTGCAACAATTAATGAAATGAGAGAGGCTTTAGCTGGAGAAAAGAAAAAAGCAATTATAAACAAATTACAAGAAATACCTGAAGGAACAAGAATAAAATTAAGATTGGATATTCCAGCTTACACAACAAAAGGCACATGGGTTCCAACTATACATAATATGGCAGGGAAAGCTATATCACATGAATCTACTGCTATAATAACAAATGCAGACTTTACAATGTCTGAAGCAGATCAAAATAAAGGATTAGATATAGCTAGAAGAAAGCCATTTGGTGCTGAATTTAGAGAAACAGGAGATATTACTAAAGCTAAAAGAATGACAAAATCTCCTTATGCTACAATTTCTGGTGATTTAGTTCAAACAACTCCTGATAATTCTTTTGCAGAAGCTCAAGCCGCTATGAATGATCCTACATTTATACAAGTTGGCTTTGATCCTGAAAGACATTCTTATTTTTACGATAGAACAACAACACAACCAGTTGTTTCAGCGGAGCGTGTTATACAAGTTGGACCACTTGTACTAGCTAAAAACCCTGTGTTTGAAGGCAAAGAACAATTTAAATACTCTAAAATATCAAATAAGCCACAATCATTAGAAAATAGATTGTTAGGTTTTATAAGAGATAATCCTGATGGATTTACTGTAGACCCAGATACATTAGAAGTTCCTAACAAAGGCTTTGCTGTGGCCCCAGTAAAAGAAGCTGAAATGGTTATAAGAGCAGAAAATCTTACTCTTGATGATGTAATGCAATTTGCTAAAAACTTAAAATTAATGACAGAAATATCTGGTAAAAAACTATATGCTGGTGGATGGGCATCAGATGGAATATATTATTTAGATGCAACTATGGTTATAGAAGACCTCAATGAGGCTCTTTATGTTGCTGAAGAAGGTAATCAGTTAGCAATATTTGATTTAGGAGAGTTTAATGAAATCCAAACACCAGAAGGAGTCGAAGGACTCAAAAATGCCGGTACTTACAGTAGTGAAGCCAGAGCAATCAGTGGAAGAGATATACGAAAACTTGCTGAAGAATTTTCAAAGGCAAGGGATAGAGGTTCTGCCGAGCAAAAAATAGATAAAAAGTATTCATCTATAGCAAGAGCTAAATCTACCCTTGATCCAAATGGTAGACCATTAATTGATAGCACTATTGTTAATGAATATGATAAAAAAGGAAATATCCTACCTCAACCTGAGTATCAAACTGATCCTACAAAAGCTAATATAGCTGTAGCTAATAAAGTTCTTAAATTAGATGCTCTTGCCAATCATCAAATTAAAAGAGGCGGTATAGTATTTGATATTCATTCAAAAAAAGCCGTAGAAAGAGAAGAAGCTAGGGAAAACGTAGCCATTATGATGGCGGCTGAAGCTGAAAAAGCTTTAGAGCAAGGCGATAATGCCATTGGCTGGTATGACAAAACGTTAAAAGCTGCTAAAAAAGCCGTATCAATTATACATCCTGAAATATTAACAGATAAAGATGCAAACTTAGCTTTTGATTTTGCTTTATCAGTTACATCAAATGGCATGGGCGTATTATTTAATTTTAAACATGCTGAAGAACAATATGCTGCATGGAAAGCATCTACAAACGGCAGATTTCCTAAAAAAGGCTGGGGCAAGAGATCATCTGCAATGAAAAAAGCATTTTTATTTTATAATGCAATGAAAGATAATGGAGTATCAACTCAAGAATTTATAGATTTTATGGACATGGAAACAACTCCTAGTCAATTAAAACAAAATCAATTTGTAAAAGAATTAAAAATTACGATATCAGGTGGAGAATCAGCCAACACGCCAGTTACGGGCGCTTTTGTAATAGGGCCTAAGATAGGACATGGCTTTTATCAAAACTTACGAGGAAATTACGATAACTTGACAATGGATATATGGTTTATGAGAGCCATAAACAGATTGACTGGTGACGTATTTAAAAAACCACCTACACAAAAAACATTAGACAGAAACCTAGAAAGAGTTTTATTGGCTCTTGATGGAAGAAAACAAAGCGCAAAACAAAACGAAGAGCCTACTGATAATGAATTAACAGAATTAGATAGAGAGCTAATAGACAGAACTCAAGAAGCATTGAGTATGGATATAACTAATGCAAATAATGCTTTACTTTTTTCTGAACAATTTGTTAAGGAGTATCAATCTTTTAGAAAAGAATTTGAAAGTGAAGGATACCAAGCAGGCAATATGAGATTTGGCACTAAACTGCCTGACAAATCAGAATTACAATTAGCTACTGAAACACATTTTAATAATACACAAACGCAAGAGCAAGAAGCTCCAAGAGGCGCGGCTGATAGAGCCGCTATGCGAGAAATAGTAAATAGAGCAAGAGCTATATTAGAAGCAGATACTGGAATTAAAATTACTAATGCAGATTTTCAAGCATTGTTATGGTACGCAGAGAAGAGGTTTTTTGAGAAGCAGGGTGTTTCAAAGGGCACAGGCGATGACAATGACTATCTTGATGGAGCAATATATTTATTAAAATTGAAAGGATTTGAAAATGGAGAAATCTCAGATACACTCCCCGAAGCAGAGCGAACTAGAGTCTATAGTAGAATCAGTGCCGGAAGAGGAGATGGACAACTTCGCGAAGGCGATGATTCAATTATTGAAAGAGAACAAAAAGAAGAAGCTCTCCCAGTAGACCCTGACTTTGATCCTTATGAAAATTTACCTGCAGAAGAAGCTTCTAGACTTGAAGAAGCTAGTTTAGATTATAAATATTCTCAAATAGCAGGAAATCCAAGAGCCTTAGATGACCCTAACTATCCAATAAGACTGCCTCAAAGATTTTTAGGCAGAAAAACTGCAGGATTAGGCGGATATAAATATAAACCATCTTATCCATATGGAAATCCAAATCAATATGGTTATGCAAAGACTATGAACGGCGTAAATGAAATAGTTGTTGTGCCTCAAGGAGATCATTTTCCTTTAGAAAATAGAAAAGGTAAATATGGTGGATATGGTTATCAACATATTTTTGGAGAAAGATTTAATGAGGATGGCATTAAGCTGCCTACTCACGCTGAAAGTATACTAAAATACCACACTGTTATTGATGGTGATCCATTAAATTTACTATTTGATACAATGGAAGAATACAGAAAATACAACAGAGATATATCAGAGGGTCTTTATAAAGATGGCTCTATAAGAAGACCTAAAGATTATGGTATAAGAGTTTTTCCTGATGGTGGTGTAGGCAATAATGACATTAGAATTGAGTGGGACAATGCTCCTTTAGCGTTGCCTGTGAAGATGATACCTAATGCAAATGGCAGATTTCCAGACGGCTCTTCTATGTCAAAAGACAAATATGGGAAGCCTTGGACAAGACAAAATCCTAGACCTCAAGAGATAAAGCCTCAAGAAAGAACTCTTGTTCTTTCATTAAAATTTGAGCCAAAAGGATTTAAATCAGTAAAGAAAGTTTCTCCAAAGAGTTTTGCTGATAACGTTGCCCAAGCTTTTGCTCCAAGAGAATATGAGTGGAGGTCTTTATATCAAGTTAGAACTTTTTTTACCAAGCCACAGAATACAGCAATAAAAGATAAGTTTAAATATTCTACTATTAGCTCTAACCCAGCACAAACAACAAGCCCTAACTCAGAAGAGTTTGTTCAAGACATGAATCAAAAAGCTCAGAATATGACTTATGATAATTTGTCTAAATTCATAGCTAAAGGTTTGGGTGTTTTTTATGAAGAAGATGTTGCTAAGGCAAGAGCCCAGAGAATACTTACATATTTTCAAGATGCCATGTTACCCGTTGGGTCTATGATAGACGAGTTAAGAAAGAATGGCTTTACTATAACAGATGCTATGGACTCTTATATGCAAGAGGCTAACTATTCAGGAATAGTAGGAGATAAGGTTACTAAAGTACAAGAAGAGTTATTCGAGCCTATGATTAATGTAATGGACACATTAAATATTAGTGAAGAGAAAATACAAGAATTAAGAGACATAAAAGGTTCAGCAGGCTCTACTGGATTTTACGACAGTATTGAAAAAGATTATGTTGGTAAAAAATTAGCTATGACAGATGCCGTTTTATACGCATTTCATGCAAGACAAAGAAACGCATATATAAAGCAAAAAACTGGAGGCAAAACAGTCACAGGATCAGGAATGACTGGCACTGAGGCTGATCAAATTATTGATTGGTATAATAGTTTAGATAAAACAGAAATTGCTAAATTTGAAGAAATAAGAGAGTTTGCTAGAAAAATAAATGAAGACACTATAGATAGACGTATAGAGGCAGGTTTATTACCGGCAGATGCAAGAGACCCTAACAGACAACCTCCTATTATTATTTACACTGATGGTTCTTATGTACCGCTTCAAGGCGACAGCGACATAGAAGTTGAGTCTATATTAGATAGTCAGTACGGAAGGAAGAGAGTATTTACTAACTTTTTTGGAGCAAAAGGTAGGGAAGATAAATCAGCAAGAGGTAGAGCAGGCATAAACGATTATGCTGAAAATATTGTTGCATCATTGATGGCACAAAATAATAACTCTATAGACAGAGGCGAAAGAAATAAAGTAGGACAATCTTTTGGTAGGCTTGTTGAGGGCCTTGAAGAACAACCTGATGGCAGTATGGCTATAAACGACTCTCTTGCAAAAGAAATGAAAGAGATTGCTGAAGAAATAACAAATCTAAACAGTCAGCAAAGAAATCAAAGAGGAGTAAAGCCAGAAAATATTTTTACATATAAAGAAAATGGAGTAGAGAGAGATTTTCTTATAAAAGACCCAAGAATAGCTAAGTCTATGAACGGCGCTTTAACACCACAACAAAATGCCGCAATATTTAGATACATGGGAAAGTTTAACAGATTTCTATCTGCGGTAAATACAACCTATAACCCGTCATTTGTTATTCCAAACTTTGCAAGAGACCTTGAGACGGCAGGCATAAATGCACAAGAGTATGACGAAAAGGGTTTTACTAAAGAAGTAATGAAAGGAACTCCTTCAGCAGTTATAGGTATTGGTAAATTATTATTTGATAAAAATGCAGTGAACAAATGGACAGATATATATAAAGAGTTTGTTTCTGCTGGTGGAAAGAATGCCACTAACCAAATGGGAGATGTTAAAGATCAGATAGATAATATTGATAATATAATAGGAGATATATCTGATAGTGGTATTAAACAAAAATTAGGATTAAATAGAAATCAATTTGTAGGTAAGAATGCTAGATCACTGCTATCTATGTTAGATAATGCAAATACTGCAGTTGAGAATGGTGTCAGGGTATCTTTGTATAAATCACTTCGTGATAGAGGCGTGTCTAAGTCAAGAGCTGCGTTGGCAGCGAGGAACATCACTGTTAACTTTGCGAAAGGCGGAGAGAATAAAGCAGTAATGAATAGCATGTATTTATTTTATAATGCTTCTTTACAAGGTTCTATGGCACTTGTTAACGCGGCTACTAGATCATCCAAAGTAAGAAAAATGTGGGCGGGATTAATGGTGTACGGCATTATGCAAGATACTATTAACGGACTATTTTCTGGAGATGAAGACGAAGATGGTATTAGTGATTATGATGAGATACCAAGACATATACTTGAACACAATATAATTGTACCAACTTTAGGTCTTACAGGCGACAAGCATATAACAATCCCAATGGCTTATGGTCTTAATATGGCAGTTAATTTTGGTAGAAGTTTGAGTAGGATGGGCAGAGGCGAATACACCCCGGGCGAAGCAATGAGGAGTATCGTTGGAACAACTGTTGAAAGCATTAGTCCTATAGGTGCTTATGATAACTTCTTAAACTTCGCAGCCCCTACAGTATTTGACCCATTTATATCAGTAGGAATAAATGAGGATTACAAAGGCGATCCTATTTACAAAGAATCGCCTACCTACGCATCTGTAGCAAAAGCAAACAGTTCTCAATATTGGTCTAATACTAGTTCTATAGCTAAGACAATAGCTTCTAGTGTTAATAGCTTAACTGGTGGAGACGATATAAAAGGCGGACTAATAGATATGTCGCCTGACATTATAGAGTATTGGTTTGGAACTTTTACGGGTGGGGCAGGAAGATTTGCGATGAGAAGCCTTGAAGCTCCCGTAGACATATACGATGCACTACAAGGAGACTTTGAAGGCAGTCTAATAAACAGTATACCTTTAGCAAGAAAGGTTATAACAACTCCGTCTCCAAGAGCAGACACGGGTAATTATTTAGATAACAGACAAGACCTATTTACGTTAATAGCACAACTAGATATGGCAAAGAGGTCTGGGGATAAAGAAGCAGTCGCATCTATCTACGAGAATAATAAGAAACAAATAAGTATAGTTGGAAGAATGAAAGCCATAGATAATGCAAGAAATAGGATGCAAAGGCAGATAAAAGAGATTGAAAGAAATCCACAAATACCTGAGAATACAAAAAGAAAAATTATAAGAATTAGAAGAGATAAGATAAACGAGCTTCAGCAAATGGGTCTTATTCTTATGAGGTCTGCGGGATATAAAAAGGCAGGCTAGAAGTTAATTTTAACTTTTAGGTCTAAAAGTTTGCAATATAGTAAGTAATTTATACTGCAGCCGTTATCTAAACATGCTTGTTCAAGATGTAGCTAAAAGTTTGGGTTTCTAGATACATTTTTTTACGCAGCCTCCGCCACATTTTCTAACATTGGTTTAAGATGGTCTTCGATCTAGGGATCATATAAATAAGTATAAAAGCGACCATCTTGCACCAACTACTATCATACTATCATTTTTTCTTTTTTAGTTTGATTAACTCTGAGAGATACCATTGAGCCTTTTGCAAATCCTCTAGCCCATTCTTATGATTAAATCTCCACATGTACTTGATGACGTTCCCCTGTAGGTAAAATTGGTAGCCATCTCCCGTAGCACTTTTGATTGCGTCTATACATTCAACCTTTCCTTTTCTGTAGTGGCTAGGTCTGTTTACGTTATCTTTAGCTTTCATCTTGATCCTCCAAATAATCTTCTATGTTTAAAATTGTATGCTGATTGATGTATATGGGGGTATCTTCGCCTACCCAAGACCCAATTACGTTGTAATCAAAATATTCTATGGCATCATCTTCTTTCATATGATTGTCATGCATAAGTATTAATATGCATTTATCGTAATCATATATCGCCACTTGTTTTCTACCGAAGGCACTTATAGTTGTGCCTACAAACGCATCTTCAAACCCATCTGCTAGTCTCATTTATTTCTCCTACTCTTTTAAAATATTTTAATTCAAAGTGTGCCATTGGCTCCTGATCTTGCCAATCGTTTCTATCTGATCTACCACCTTGCTTGATGGTGAAAGGGGAAAAAAAATCCAAATAAGCTAATACATCTAGCCACGACACCAATAGTATTGGAGTTGTATTTGTTTCTTTTCCTAATCTCCTAGCCTCTAAAACTTTTGCTAGTGATATTATGTATGTGGGGAATGTTCCAAAATTATGTGTTCTGCATTTTACTTCTGCCCAGCCAACCAGCAATTCTGATCGATACATAGAATAATCTAACTTATAGGACATTGGAAGTTTGTGATAGACTATGCCCCAACATTTTGAGACATAGTCTAGAACTTGTTTTTCTGATCTTCTATCTTGTGAAGTTTCATATAAAGACCTAGCCATAAGTTTAATTTAACTTCTAGGACTTTTTTCTAACCAAGCAATTACGTCTGATTTCTTATAAAGTCTTTTAGGTCTGTTCTTTTCAGACTTAATTATTTCAAAACTTTTTGGGAAAGTAGAGTTCTCATCATTGATTATGTTATATAATGTCATTCGACTTATAGAAAGATAATTAGCAACACCATCTAAAGTCAAATAGTCTGATTGAATATCAGCATTATTCTCCGACTTTTTCTTTGTCATTTTCTTGCCTTTCATCAGGTGTGCCATCTTCATTAAGCTTAACCATAGCAACCATGTATCTTGAGCCAATCCAATCTTTGTGCAAAGCCTCAGGGACATCATTTGGATGTATTGTTAAACGTATGTTCGTTCCATTTTTGTCTTGCATCATGGATGTTTTGACTGCTTCAAAATGGACATTAGCAATTTTATTTTCTTCTTCCATTTAACTCTCCCTTAAAATGGTATTTCATCATCTAATATAGCACTAGATGATGATTGTTGTTGTTGCTGAGGGGCATTGCTTTTAGTGTAGCCATGTTGTTGCTCTTGTCTTTCTCTTTCAACATTCCCTATGATTCTTAAATAAGGAGAACCCGCCTTACTCATCTTTTTCCAACCAACTAAATTAATTTTAGGTTGGCTTATGCCCTCTTCCTTTTGTTTTATTATGTCGTTAACAACTTCCATTTCCAATGAAAGCATTCCTGAGTAATCAGGACTTTTGTCTGACCTTTTTTCTCTTTGGGCAAATAGCCCACCCGTTGCGGGATATTGATTATTGTCCATTATCTTCTCCTTTATCATTGACAATTTCTTCTGCTCTCTTCTTGAAAGCCTTTTCTACGTCTTCGTAGTCCTTTGGGGATAGGTTTTCTAAAACTTCCCGTGCCTCTTTATTGCTTTTCCAAAAGCCAACTATATCTGCTCTACTAGTTTTGCTTGGTAAAAACTGAATGAAGACTTCTTTAATAAACTCTATGCCTTTTATAGTTTCTTTAGTGTTATCTAAATTTATAAATGTTGCTTTAGGCAGATTATCTTTATCTTGAGTTTCATTAGTACCGCCCTTTATTTCCTCAGGTCGTTCCTCTTTAAAACTGTCAGCCTCATCCTCTGCATATACGTCTCCATGAAGACCAACTAATTTTAGTATAACTCTGTCCTTAGCCCTCTTCTCAGCCATAGCATATGGATAGCTATTTTTATTATTTGACGGGGATGCCTCGCCTATAGACCATTCTGACTTATCGCCCATATGACCCATGACCATTAGACTAACAACTCTTTTGCTACTGTCATTTTCTAATATTTGAGGGGCATCAAACTTAATGTTTCGAGCCACCGCAACTTTTTCCAAAGCCTTATGTAAAAGAACATAAGTTCCGTGACAGTTCCATCCCGCATCTGTGTGGTTCATTCCTATTTCTTTTAAGGTTTCTACAACCTTATCAGGTATATTGCTTTTCATTTTAATCCCCTACATACCAAACATTTTATTAATAAAATTATTCCATGCATTACTTACATAAAGATATGCCCTTATGAAAATATTTTTCTCTACTGCATTTGCTTTGCCTGTAGCCTCTGCAATATGCTCTGCTATTAAAGACCTATCCTTTGGTCTTTCGCTTATTACTCTAGGCTTTAATTTTACAAGACCACTTTTTTTAACTTTCCTAACAACTCTTTTAGGTATCTTTATTTTTTCTGTCATATCGATCTTCCTTTATATTGGTTACAAAAATCAGCAACTGAACAATAGTTGCCACATCGTGTGTACTCGCCACCACGAAATTCAATTTCTAAATGAGTTTTTTTGGCATATGCTTTGTCCGTTTCATTGTGCCATTCAATGTATTTGATAGCCTCTTCTTCGCTATCTAAAACTCTCAATGCCCTCTTCTGCCCTTTTTTCTTTACTGCCCATGTGTCGTTCTTTTTCCACATTTCTTCAGAACTACAAAGACCTAAATCCCCATGAACATCAGCCAAAATCTGTGCCTCTTGATGTAAAGCCATTCTGTCAATTATATATTTTGATGCTTTTTCGTGATCCCATAAAGGTATATCAACAAAAACTATAGGTGCTTTTGGATAGTCTTCTTTTCTCTCTGCGTCTCTTCTGTTCCAATCTCTCAAGATTGCACATATTTTAAGATTAGTTACTTTGCTTTTATTGAAAGCATGTTTGTCATTTACCAAATAGGCATAACAATTTAATTGATTTTCCCACTCAGGCTTTCCGTATATTACAGACCAAACTGACGTAACCTTGTAATCAACTATGGTTATTTTGTCGTCTTTTATCTCTTGCCTATCAACCGCACCTGACAAAACCCAACCACTAACAGTAGAATACAATCTCTCTTCTGTTATGCTATCTTCTGATTGTTTTGAATTTTCTAGAACTGAATGCACCGCAGTACCAAACAATGCCCAAACCATATCAACCGCATCCACCTCTATCTGATGATCATGCTTTTCTTTCATTAATCTTATCTTGGGGCTATCGATTAAGGTAGTGACAGATATGTCAGCTTTACCTTTACTGTATTTGTCGTTTATGGCAAAGTCCACAAAAGGTTGTGGCATACCAAAGTTATTGGTTATTTTCATGTCATTTCTCCTTACGCACTTTTATAGATAATAGGAATACCAATTTATGTCAACAGAAACCCAAAAAAAAATAAATTTTATTATCGAGGGCGAACCCGCAAGTAAGTCAAACTCAAGAAAAATAGTTACATTTGGCAAAAGACCCGCCCTGATAAAATCAGATAAAGCTAGAAATTACGAAAAGATTTTTGCTCTTCAATGCCCACAATTAGAAAATCTTATTGAAAAAGATGTCAAAGTAGAGTTAGTTATATATTACTCTTCAAGAAGACCTGATCTAGATGAGAGTGTTATCTTGGATTGTATGCAAGGAAAGATATATGCTAACGACAGACAAGTTAAACAAAAGTATATATATTGGGGATTGGATAGAGAAAGACCAAGAACTCATGTCAGAGTGTCGACTCTGGAAACATGTGATGTGCCAAGCGATTTCTGATTTGTATTTAGGGACTGCAAAAGAAAAGCTATCTGTGGCTGAGTGGATTATCAGCGATGACTATGATCAGGTTTGCGATATGGCAGAGTTAAATGCGAGTAGACTGAAAAAATATTTATTTGAAATTGCAAACAGTAAACCTATCGTTGCTAGATACTTGGGCGAGAAGTTGAAGAAGACAATTCAAAATAGAAGTTCCCCCTACTAGTTATAACAAGAACTAGTTATAAATATATATAATATAAACTAGTTATATATATACTAGTTATAACTAGTAATACTAGTAGAAGTTAAAATTAACTTTTGGAGTACATGGGCAAGTATGGGGCGTATGAGAAAGAAAGTATTTAGTTCCCAAACTTATAAAAATAATATTTTTTTTCATTGACGATTATTTTTTATGGCACTATCTTTTTCAAATTGCGTAAGGAGAAAACATGGAACTAGCATCAAACATCAGGGCTAATGCCCTCAGATTAGGTAGCGGTCAACACAAGGTTAACTGCCCCTTTTGTTCGCATAAGCGAAAGAAAAAAGATCAGAAAACAATGTCATTAAAAGTAGATAGCAGTCTTGTTATTTATAATTGTTGGCATTGCAATCAAAACGGGTCTGTAAAAATTGGAGATAATAACTTTAGGCTGATAAGGAGGAGCAATGTGGTTCATGCTGTAGACAAAAGATGGGATGATTTATCAGTTGAGAATGGCAGTATAGATTATTTAAAAAGCAGAGGGATATCAGAAAATACCGCAAAAATAGTAGGGGTAAAATTTAAAAAACATTACATTGCATCAGAGAAAAAAGAGATGCCTTGTTTGGTTTTTCCGTATGTCAACAAGGGCAATACTGAATTTGCAAAGCTGAGGTCGTTTCCAAGTAAGGGATTTTCTTCTCAGGGATCAGCGGTTAATTTTTTCAATATAGATAATGTTGAGACTAACGATTGGATTATTATTTGCGAGGGGGAAATGGATGCACTTTCATTTATCGAGGCGGGGTACAAATCTGTTGTTTCGATACCACATGGAGCAGTAATGAAAGTGGTTGATGGCAAGATAGATGCACATGAAGACGGGAAATTTAAGTTTATTTGGAATGCCAAGAAGAAATTAGAACTGTGTGACAAGGTTGTTATAGCTATGGATAACGACAAGTCAGGTCAGGCAATGGCTGAAGAGATAGCTAGAAGAGTTGGTAAGGACAGATGTTACAAATTAGATTATCCTGAGGACTGCAAGGATGCTAATGAAGTTTTAGTAAAGCACGGCAAAACAAAGTTAGATGAGATTGCATCAAATCCTAAGCCGTATCCCGTTTCAGGTCTTTACGATGCATCGCATTTTTATGAGGAAGTCGATGAGATATATGAGAAAGGTGTAGGCTCAGGGGCATCAACGGGATATGAGGAAGTAGACCCGCTATATACGATTGTCGAGGGTCAGCTAACAGTTGTTACGGGGCATCCATCAAGCGGTAAGTCAGAGTTTGTTGATCAGATAATGGTAAACATAGCAAAAGAAAAAGGATGGAAATTTGGAATATGTTCTTTTGAAAATGAGCCTAGAATACATATAGCCAAGTTAATAAGTAAGCATGTAGGCAAGCCATTTTTTGATGGCATTACACCAAAATTAAATAAGGAAGATTTGATTGAGGGGAAGAAATTTGTGCAAGATCATTTTTCATTTTTGTATCAGGCAGATGGCTCGCTATCTACGTTAGATAGCATTATGGAAAGAATGAAAGTTGCGGTAATGAGGCATGGAGTTAGGGGAGTTGTAATTGATCCATACAATTATATCTCAAAAGATAATTTAACTTCTGAGACAGATTGGATTTCAGATATGTTGACTGCCCTGAGAGTTTTTGCTCAGGCACATGGCATACATATTTGGTTTGTTGCTCATCCAACAAAAATGATGAGGAAAGATGACGGGACTGTTCCACCACCAAAAGGATACGATATATCAGGTTCAGCCAGTTGGTTTGCTAAAGCTGACATAGGACTAACTGTTCATAGACCTAAGCCATCAACGTCAAGCATAAGTCAGATAATGATTTGGAAATGTAGATTTTCTTGGGTGGGTTCTATTGGGGATTGTGACTTGTCTTTTGACAAAATAACATCTAGGTATAATAGTGTAGACAAAAGTTCTCATGCTGAGGACATGCTTGCACCAAGCGGATACAATATGCCAAAAGCAAAATCTCCGCCTAGAAGTTATTATGAAAAAGAAGAAGATGACGAAGACTTACCATTTTGAAAATAAAACAGTTAAGCCTGAGTTTATAGGCAAATCAAATAAAGTAAGGATGCGAGTGGTTGATCAGACTTGTTTAGACAAGTTGCTACTCCATGATAGTATATCGCTAGATCACTTCATGATATTAGATAAACTCCAAATGGACTACAATAGATCAGGTATGGTGGGGATAAGGGCATCCAATTACAATCCAAGAATTATCGCTAGCCACGACACCAATAGCAATGACAACGAGATTTTAAGAACAAAAGTTTTTGAATGCTTACGATCGTCTAGATCAGCAGGTGGATCTAAGGTTTACGACACTCTGTTAAAAATAATAACTGATAAGGATTTAAGTCGTATTGATATTGAATTTATTGAAAATAATATAGGTGGGATTGTTAAGCCAATAAAAAACTTTTATGAAAGTTGGGGAAATAGTTGACTTAATTAAAAGGTGGGATTATGTTTTGTGAAAGTGATTGTTTTCTCAGCATCTCACTTCTTACGCAAGAGGGCGGTAACTCCAATACCGCCCTCATTCTTTTTTTTATCTATTAACTCTTTTTAAGAATAATTTATTTATTGCTAGATTAGTGCATTTATATTTTTGCATAATTCTCTTTTCATTTTCAGTTAAACAAATTAAACGTAAAAACTTTTTCTTATCTTTATTAATAGATTTTTTCATTACCTTTTTCCTTTTATAGTTGAACTTACGATGCCCTCAGAAAGGACTGTTGTGTATATTTGGTTCTGTTAAGGTAGGTAATTATCTAAAAGTTTAATTTAACTTCTAGTCGTATAGGTAGTTTTTATTTTCCTCAATGTCCCACCTATAAAATATGTGGTCATCAATTCTCATTACATATGTTTTAGTTTCAGCCCAACTAGGATTGACATAGTCAGCATGGTAATGTGTTGCCCCCTCAACAAAGTCAGATAGATGCTCATTATAAACACCATTGGCAACATGTTTAGCATCTTCCCATGCCTTACCTTGTTTAGGTTTGTCACTCTTGCCATCACAGTACCAACTAAATTGGCATTTATTTTTGATAGGGAATGATGGTTTCCATTTGTAAGTTAAGCCTTGTTTGACTACCTCACAAACTGTATTGGGATACCTTGTATCATTTACTCTATTCATGACAACTTGTGCAACTGCAACTTGCCCTATGAAACTTTGATTTTTAGCCTCATGATATATGTTGAGAGCCAAGCACATTAATGATGTTGTCAGCATTATGAAACCTCCTCAAATGCACTACCGCCCCGCATGTGTTGAATGCCTGACGATGACACTTTATTAACTCTTCCTATTTCTTTATCTTTATCTGATAAGCTAGTAGGAACATCTTCAAATTTTTCATCCATCCCCAATTCCTGAGGTGTCATTTTTTTGTTACGTTCAACAAGGTCTTTATGAGAATTTCTAACATCCTTATTTAAAAATTCATAAGTGCTTGAGTGACCGCCTTTTCCTTTTTTGTTCATTTTATATTCTCCATTTTATCCATGCACGGCTCGTACAGAGATGTTTGTTAAATTTACTAGTATTCGTACAGAGAGGTCTGCCAACCCCTCTGTACAAGGCTCTAATGAGCCTTTGTTTGTGGCTTTCCATACATTTACCTGACATAATTTAAAGAGGTCTAGGTTTTGCCCATAATAAAAATCTCAAAGAAATATGTGAGGGGATAATTATCTAGGGATGTATAGCATTTAGGTTAGAGGGGAATATATATAAAAAACCTCAGGCATCCACTTTTGCCCACCTAATAGGAGTGACCTCTCCCTCTAATTATTTGACTTGAAAAAGATACTGCCAAAACTGACAAGTATCATTGTTAATCCAATAGAGCCTATAAACAAAGTTATAAATATTCCCTCTATACTTTGCATATAATATCCGTCAGGATCAGCTAATGTTACAATGGACATAAGCATTACACATATACCCATCAAGAATAATAAAATTCTATCTATATTATCCATTATTCATTCTCCCATTTTTCTATTTGCTCTAATAAATTTTCAGCACATTCAAGTCTTCCATCAAGTATGCCAAGTTCTCTAGCATCAACATCGTCTTCGTGACATTGTTTTCTTACGTCAGAAACCTCTCCTTTAAGCCATACTTTAACCCTACTTAAATCGTCAGGACATTCTTCATCTTTTTCTTTACCATACATTTTTTCATGCAAGCTATCCCTCAAATTTTCTAATTCATATATTGTATCAATTAGACAGTCCATTTTAATGACATCTTGCATCTCATTATATGATGTAGTGGTTTTTATTTTACATTCTTCTTCATTAAAATTATAGCTAGATGATATTATTTTCATTGTTCATTCTCCTCAAAATTTTGAACATGTGCGGTTACGTTTATTAATGATCTCAAAAACCTATATTGATCATGAGTTAACTGCTCGTAATTTACGTCTATAAATTCTTCCATCTCCATAGGCTTTGGGATGAAATGAAATTTACTATGCAAGACCCAATCTTTATAAAGACGATCTAATTTTTTTAAATGATATTCTTTATTCATTTAATATCCTCTCTT